GTCCGTCGGGGGCAGGAAGGTGGTGGTGGGGGTGACGACAGGGGTGAAAATGCTGGAGCCGTCGGCGCGGTAAACGTCGGACAGGTCGGCCGGGATGGAAAGGTTGTGGGTTTCCAGGATGGTGGTGATCGCCGCCAGGGCCAGATCGGCGGTCTTCTTGCCCTTATACGGGGGGACGCCGAGGGCTTGGTTGATCCGGTTGACGATATCAAACTGGCCGGAAACCTTGAGGGCGGAGAAGGGGGTGGTGAAAGTGTTGGACATGGTGGGGGTACCTTTCTGCTTTCTAGGTAGGGGTAAGGGGTGTTGCTGAGTGAAATCTAGCGGAACAGGGGAGGGGGCGCAAGCGAAAAATGAAAGGCTGGAACAAAAATATTTTACCTTTTGGGTAGGGGCAAAACGGGTCGGTTTTTACCCTGTTAGGTAGTTTTACAAAAATGAATGCTGCACTGCACAACAAAATTTTTTACCTTTTAGGTAGTTTGCAAACTACTCGATCGGGCAAAACTACCCCGGCGAGTAGGGTCTGTTTTTACCCCCTTGGGTAGAAATTTTGTTGTGCAGTGCAGCAAGGTTTTTGGGAGACAGGGGTAAAAAGTCGGTCAAGCCCTTGTGGGGTGCGGACTTGGAGGATTATTGGTTTTTTGCGGGCTATTGGTTTTGGTGGTTGGCGTAGGGGGTGGAAAAGTGTGCAAAAACAAGGGGTTATGGTTTGGGGGTACCGGGTATTATTAAAAAAAGTAATAAGGGAATATAAAAGTAATAAGGGGTTAAGTTGTTGTTTTTATTGGGTAAAAAGGGTTCGGTTATTGGTTTATTGGTTTTTTGGCGTCGACGGCAAAAAAATTTTTTTTATTTTTTGCCAAAAAACCAATAAACCAATAAACCAATAAGTGAATGGGTAAGTGACTGTAATTACAGGGTTTTTGTCTTATTGGTTTACTTATTGTTTTGGTGGCGAAACAATAACTAGCTAAATGGGTAGTTTAGAGTTGTGTAGTTGAAGTACATAACGGTAGGGATATAAAGAAAGCTTTATATGATGAAGGTGTATGTACGGGGAAGGCTGGAGGTATGATACTCGCGCTCGTACGTATGTGAGAAGAACAGGTACTAAATCACGGGGGGGCGCGGGCGTTACGTATGGGCGCATTATGCGCGTGCGCGTAAGGGGACGGGTGGAGGCCCCCTGAGCATGTACGACGGCCCCCGGCCCTGCCCCCTCCGACGACAGTCCGTCGCCCCTGGCCCCGCACCTTAGAACACCGAACAGTTGCACGACGAACGAAGACCGCACGTGCGTTTTCTCTAATATTCGCCGAGACGCCCGGAACGAGCATTCCCCTCCCGGTTATATCCGCCGAACCTGAACGGACGCCAGTCGTCCTTAAAACGCGAACAAGGAGGACTGACCCCAACGACCCACAAAACACCCCCCTGTTTATGCCCACCCGTACGCGTACCCCGCACCCATGCCCCCAAACACCCCGCCGGTCGTCCGCCAACAACTGCCACACGCCCGCAACGGGGTTGCCCGCTACCCTACTAGCCCCCACCCCCTTTAACCGACCTGTATGGCCAAAAACCGGGCGACTGTATATCCCCGCTGAAGTATGCTACAAATAACGGGTGGACTTGCCCGAAGACCAGGATAAGAAAAGATGGATATAGACGAAGAATACGGCGAACCCGAAGACGTGTATTCGGAATACTTGGAGCCGTTTAAAGCCGCCGAGCGCTTGCGTAATCGTAAAGAAAACCAAGCCCGTCAAATAAACCCGGCCGACAAACGAACCGATGAAGACATTGCAGCAATTGTAACCAAGTGGTCGGGAGGCCTTTATCTTTCGGCCTCGGAAATTGGTTGCACGCGTCATCAGTTAATTAAAAGAATTAAGTCCAGCCCCCAGTTGGAAGAATTCCTCAGTGAATACGAGGAAATGGTTGCCGACTATGCGGAACTGAACGTGAAGTCCGGCGTTATTCGCGGCGACCGTGATTACACGAAGTTTTACTTGACCCACAAGAGCGCTTCACGTGGCTACGCCGCCCGCACCGAAGTGACTGGCGCAAACGGTTCAGCTCTGCAGTTGGAACAGAAAACAACCGTGGACCTGTCTTCTTTGTCCACTGAAGTATTGCGAGAAATCGCCAAGTTGTCCACAAATAAAGCTAAAGAAGAAAAGACCCCATTACTTGAAGGCGATTTCAAGGTGCTCAAGTAATGTCCAAAGTAGCTCTACAAGAACTGGCCGCCGAAGCCCTGAGTTGTGTAGACCCACAACTAATCATCCGCGAATTGTGCAAGCGCAGTCTCTACGACTATGTCCAATTCGCTTGGGCGACAATGGAGCCGGGGTACGAATTCAAGGACAATTGGCATATCGGCGCAATCTGCGAGCATTTACAGGCCGTCAGCGAAGGCCAGATCAAACGATTACTCATCAATATCCCTCCTCGTTGCATGAAGTCGTCGTGTGTTTCTGTCGCATGGCCTACCTGGGACTGGATCAGGACCCCGCACAGGAAATTCTTGTTCGGCTCCTACGCCCAACCGCTGAGCACGCGCGATGCCGTTAAGTCGCGCCGCCTCATCCAGTCGCCATGGTACCAATCGCTCTTCGGAGACGGATTCAAGCTGACAGGCGACCAGAACCAAAAGCAACGATACGAAAACGACAAGGCAGGGCACCGTATCGCCACGTCCGTCGGCGGTGCCCTGACCGGCGACGGCGGCGACTTCATCGGCATTGACGACCCACACAACGTCAAAGAGGCCGACTCGGACGCTGCAAGGCAGGAGGTCCTGGATTGGTGGGACCAAGCCCTGCCCACCCGGCTGAACGACCAGAAGAACGGTGCCTTCCTCGTTATCATGCAACGTGTCCACGACCGCGACTTGACCGGACACATTTTGGCCAAGGAAAAGGGTTGGGATCACTTGATGTTCCCCATGCGGTACGAGCGCAAGCCCCTCCATCACGTCAAGTCCACCCTCGGCTTCTACGACCCACGCAACACCGAAGGCGAACTCTTGTGGCCGGACCACGTGGACGAGGAGGCAGTCACCCGGCTGGAGACCGCGCTCGGTTCCTATGGCGCGTCGTCCCAGCTCCAACAGCGCCCGGCTCCGGCGGGTGGCGGGCTGATTAAGACCAAACACTTCCGCCTCTGGCCGGCTCACACGTCCCTCCCTGCCTTTGACTTCATTGTCCAGTCGTACGATACGGCATTCACAGACAAAACCCAGAATGATCCGACCGCGTCAACTACTTGGGGAGTATTCAGCCCTGAGCCGTCAAAGGACGCCCCTAATCCGGAGCCTTGTGCCATTCTATTGGACGCCTGGGACGACCATCTTAACTATCCCGACCTTCGCAAGAAGATGAGGTCGGAGTATACGATGCTCTACGGTGATCCGGGTCGGAAGCCTGATTTACTTCTCATTGAAGAAAAAGGCTCAGGTATTGCTTTGGTGCGGGACCTCGCGCTGGACCGCTTGCCGATCGCGACCTATAATCCGGGCAGGGCGGACAAGACGTCCCGCGTCCAGCAATCCTTGCCCACCCTGGAGGCTGGCCGGTTCTACGTACCAGAGAGCAAGCGCAACCCCGGCGAACCCGTGGACTGGGCACGACCGTTCCTTCGTCAGTGCGACTTCTTCCCCAAGGGCGACCACGACGACTATGTGGACACGTTTACCCAATTCGTAATCTACATGCGCGACGCCGGGTGGATCGTCCTCCACGACCGCTTGCCCACCGAGGAAGAACGAGAAGAAATGGAAGATACCCCCAAGAAAAGGAGTAATCCGTATGCCGTCTAACGACAACACCCACGACAACATAGTCTATCTCAACGTCTCGACCCATGAAGACATTTCGCCGAACAGAGTATTGGACAACGCTCCACGTACACTGTCGTCAGTATTCGTCCTAGGTTGGGACGCAGACGGAGAAATGTATGCTAAATCGTCTGCCACCTCTGCTGAAGAACTATTGTACCTGATTGAACGGTTCAAGTTCGGCCTTTTCAGAGGAGACTTCGAATGATAGGCTTCGTCTACTATCAGGAACTACTGAATATCCTCCGCACAACCCCTCCCAAGAAGGAACCGGAACAACTCCCCCTGTTCATGACACAGACAGAGTTGGCAAAAAGTATTCGCCCAGGCTATACTGACCCGGTTCAGGAGGACAAGTAATGGAAGACGATATCGCCGTAGAAGTACCGGAAGATGAACCTTCCGACTTGGTTGAAAACGAGGACGGTTCTGCCGAGATTATTCTTGAAGACTCGGAAGTGGACGAAAACCAAGACTTCTATGCCAATATCGTAGAAGAAATTGACCGATCGACGCTGAAGTCGTTGGCGGGTGAGTTACTTGACTACATTGAGCAGGACCGCGAAGCCCGCAAGCGGCGCGATGAACAGTACGAAGAAGGCCTCCGGCGGACTGGACTGGGCGACGATGCTCCGGGTGGCGCGGAATTCGAAGGTGCGGCTCGTGCCGTTCACCCCGTGATGGCCGAAAGCTGCATCGATTTCGGTGCCCGTGCGATCAAGGAACTCTGCCCCCCGAACGGACCTGTCCGGACCCACATTGTCGGCAGGGAAACTCCCGAAAAGTTGGAAAAGGCCGGGCGCAAAGCCGAGCATATGAATTGGCAACTTGTTCACCAATCCTCGGAGTATCGTGCCGAGCTGGAACAGTTGTTCACTCAGCTGCCCTTGGGCGGCTCCCAGTACCTGAAAATCTGGTGGGAGCAGAGCCGCAAGCGTCCGCGCTTCGAATTCATCCCGATTGACAATGTTTTCATCCCGTTTTCTGCCTCGAGCCTCTATACGGCCGAGCGATACACGCTGATGAACGACCTGACGGAGTTTGAATTCCGCAAGCGGATCCGCGAAGGACAGTATATCGACGTCGACGGGCTGGCTCCCTCAGTCGAACCGACTGAAACCAAGCCTGAAAAGGCCAATCGGAAGATCGAAGGGACAAAATCCACCGGCGAAAACATCGACGGGGTCCGACGGACATATGAAATCTACACTTTCGCTGAGTTCGAAGACGACCAGCTGAAAAACCCGGACGCACCGTGCCCCTATATCATCACAATTGATGAAGAAACTCGGGAAGTACTCTCGATTTATCGCAATTGGGACGCCGAAGACCAAGAATACACCCCGCTAGAGTATCTGGTGGAGTGGACTTTTATCCCCTGGCGCGGCGCATATGGGGTTGGTCTGCCCCACCTGATTGGTGGTCTCAGCGCGGCTCTTACAGGGGCGCTCCGGGCGCTTTTGGACTCGGCACACATCCAAAACAGTGCGACCGTCCTGAAGTTGAAGGGCTCGCGGATCTCCGGCCAGACGACTGACATCGCCGTCACACAGGTCACCGAGATTGAAGGTCCTCCCGGCACCACCGACGTCCGTCAGTTGGCTATGCCTCTGCCGTTCCCCGGTCCCAGCCCGACGCTCTTCCAGCTCCTTGGCTGGATCGATCAGGCCGCTCGAGGGGTGGTGGCTACGGCGGAAGAAAAGATTGCCGAAGCCGGGAATAACATGCCTGTCGGCACCGCGATGGCGCTGATCGAGCAGGGTTCCAAAGTCTTCTCGGCCATCCATGCCCGGTTGCACCAGAGCCAGCAACGCGTCTTGGCGATCCTGCACCGTCTGAACAAGCTGTATCTGGAAGATGAAGCTACCCTCCAGGACATCGGCGAGCTGATCGTCTACCGGAAGGACTACGACGGCCCCCTGGATGTGGCCCCGGTCTCCGACCCCAATATCTTCAGCGAAACTCAGCGTGCGGCACAGAACCAACTGTTGCTGCAACTGGCCACTCAATTCCCGCAGTTGTACGATCTGCGGAAGATCAATCTACGTATTCTGGAACAGAACAAAATTCAGAATATCAAGGAAGTGTTGCCCGAACCTCCGGCTCCCGAACCGCAAGACCCTGTGTCGGAAAATGTTCTGCAGACAATGAACAAGCCGACCAGTGCTTTCCCGTGGCAGGATCACGAGGCACATATCAAGGTCCATTTGCATTTCGCCACGTCGCCGTTACTTGGGGCCAACCCCATCATCCAGAAGCAGTATTTGCCTCAGGCTCTTGAGCACTTGAAGCAGCATCTGGTCTTCTGGTATGCGCGCACCATGGGTGATATTGTGGAACAGGCCACGGGGTTGAAGATCAAGGAGCTGGGCGATACTCCGCAGACCGAACCGTTGGTCTCGGAAGCCTTTGCCGCTGCCTTGCCGCACCTGAATCTGATGATGGAGCAGCAGCCGTTGGCGCACCAGTTGCCTCCGCTGATCCAACAGGCCATGCAGATCGTCCAGTCGGGACAAATGCCGCCTCCGATGGACCCGGCTCAGGTGGCCATGCAGGATGTCCAGGCCCGTGCCCAGGCGAAGGCTCAGGAGCTGCAACTCAAGCAGCAAGACTCCATGCTCCGCGCCAAGATGAATGCCGAAGACAACTCGGTGAAGGTGGCCATGAACGACGCGGACAACGCGACAGCCCTCCAGCTGAAGCAGATGTCCATCGCAGAACATGCCGTCCGCACGGCGCACGACCCGAACCCCATGCCCAACCACCGGACGTCCTTGGACGCGGACCCGGCTGGCTCCCACAACCCCTCCCCAGCCGGAATGGTGTGACATGCCTTCTCCAGGAACACTGCGTCGGGTATTCGGATTTCTCCCAGAGAGTGCCGACGAAATCTTTCGAAGGTTCTCGACTCAGACCGGAGAAGAACCGGCCTACAACGCCATGTCCGAGCTGCATCGCAAACTTTCAGACATGGTCAAGGTCGACCCATACGTGGAGCACGCAGCCACAAACCGTTTCCGCGACCCCACTAACATCGCCACCAATTCTGGGAATCGAACCTCTGTCCAAATGGAAGACCTCAATAACTGGGCGGCGAACAGTGGCGGCTATGTTTCCGGGCACACCCACGACGGAGATTTAGTCTTTCCGTCTACGGGTATCCTCAATGCCAGCGGCAGGGGGTACGGAGACCTGGAGCTTTTTGCTGATCTACTTTATCCTAAAAAGGCCATCAGCATGATCGCGAATCCGGAGGAAGACGCGGTTTCACTGTATCGTTTCAATAAGTGGATGCCTCCGGCGAGTACAATCACACCTGAGTTACGCAAGTTGAAACAAACAGTCGAAGACAACAGGTCGGATTTCTCAGGTCTTTCTGACTACCTCGATATTCCGCTTAATAACCAAGGGTTGTCTCCTGAGGCGACACTACAGACTGTTGTCGATCCATGGCTCTATCGTCAGGCGGAACTCGGAAACCTGGAATATCTTCACAACGAGAATGCCTCTCTTCCGGACGTCAGAGACATCGTAGACTGGTTCCGTACCAAGGGTGTTCTCGCTTCTACCCCGGCAGCAACGGCGGGAGCCGGGGCCTTGACCCTTAAGAAAGCCTATGAAGACAAGAACCGCACCCCCACAATAACCAAGGAGTAACGACAATGCCTTGCGGAACAAAGAAGAAACCCGGCACCAAGCGCAAGTGAAGCTTGCCACTCCACACCCCTCCGCTGTATTATCGACCACATGGTTGATCCTAACGTACTCATTAACCTGATTAAACAGAAACAGTCGCAAATCGCCACTGCTTCTATGTCTGCCCCCTTTGTTGATCACGCTTCGTATCGCGAAGCTGTCGGACAACATCAGGGTCTTGAAATCGCGTTAGATCTCATAAACTATCTTCTGGACGAGGAGAAGAACGATGGCATTCAGCAGCGAGCTGAACCAAGTAAACGACACGCTTACGGCTGAGCTCCGCGAGGCGTTTCCGATTATTGATCCCTCTGTGACCCCTCTGGGTTCTCGTGTGTTGGTCCAAATCCGCACTCCGAAAACCAAGACCAAGGGCGGGATCATCCTCACCCCCGAATCCAAAGACTACGAACAGTGGAACACGCAGATCGGACGCGTCCTGGACGTTGGCCCGGTTGCTTTCCGCAATCGTACGACCATGGAACTCTGGCCTGAGGGCAAGTGGGTGCAACCGGGCGACTTCGTCCGAGTGCCGAAGCACGGCGGCGACAAATTCGAAATCCCTCTTCCGAACACACAGGGGGAGTGTGCGCTGTTCGTTTTGTTCAACGACCACGACATGATTGCCCGAATTGACGGCAACCCCCTGGACGTGAAAGTCTACATCTAAGGAGAGAAGACTATGGCTGACGACGATTTCGAAATCGTTGAGCTTCAGGAAGGTCAGGCTGCGCCTACCGAAGAAGCGACACAAGAACCTGCCGAAAAGGCCGCTGATGATTCGGTCGACGACAACGACGCGGATGATTCGGCCGACGACAACGACGCTGAAGGTTCTGAGGCTTCCAACGAGAAGGACGATCGGGAAGCTATCCGTGAGCGCCGCCGAATCGAACGGTTGCAGAAGAAGCTGAATCGCCGCGAATATGAACGTCGCGACAAGAACATCATCGGCCAGCAACAGGCCATTATTCAGGAGCTGCAACAGCGTCTGTCCACCGTGGAGCGCACCACAAGCGCCTCGCAGATGGCTCAGCTGGACAACGCCATTTCCGAAGCTGAAAACTTTGCCGTTCACAACGAGCGTCTGGTTCAGCAGGCCATCGAAAGCGGCAACGGTGCCGTCGCCGCCAAGGCCATGAAGGACTGGAACATGGCCCAGAACCGGGCCAACGAATTGAAGGCTTTGAAGCAGAACTATGTTCGCTCCAGCCAACAGCCGACCACCATGGCCGTCGATCCGTCCGTTCGTCAGAACACCGAAGCTTGGACCCGTCGCAACTCGTGGTTCGACACTTCTGGTCGCGACTTGGACAGCCGTATTGCCCTGCAAATCGATGACCAGTTGGCCAAGGACGGGTTCGATCCGCGTTTCGACGACTACTGGGAAGAGCTGGACAACCGTATTGCGCAATACCTGCCGCACCGTGCGGCCAAGGTACGGGCACCGTCCCCGCAGCGTCCGAAAAGCCCTGTCCAGGGTTCGGGCAAATCCAGCAACCCTTCGCCCAGCGGCAAAAAGACGGTTTATCTGTCGCCGGCTCGTGTGCAAGCCATCAAGGACGCCGGGGCCTGGGAAGACACAGCGGCCCGCAATCGTATGATCAAAGCCTATCAGGACTATGATCGCAACTCCAAGTCGTAAGGATTATTGGAATGTCTCAAGACGAACGTATGAAGCGGGCCGCTGGTCAGGAAGACCCGCGTGCCAATCGCGCTTCCCAGGACCGCGAAATCACCGACTCCCGTGTGTCCGGTGACAGTGTCGCCCGCAGTGTCGCGGCCTCTCAGTGGGTTGCGGAGGC